TTAAGTCTTGATGGTCTTTAGCCATTGAAAAGTCTTCTCTGTACATTACATCTTTCATATTTTCTCCTGCATTTCTGCGTTTGTTGTGTTTTGTTTGTAATAACATGATGCGAACCTTATCAATTAAAAATAGAGGCTGTCAAGAAAAACGAACATAAAGAAGGGTAAATTTTTAGATTATGTTTTCATTAAAAGAATATTTCTTATAACTTTTATTACATTTATTTCAGAATGAAACATAAAGTTGAAGCAGCATTGAATGTGTTGTATCTTCTATGAATACCCTATAACAATGGAAACGAAAGAAATAGAAATGCGACTTAATAACCTTGAACAAAAAATGGAAGAGGTCCATAAGCTAACGCAAATACTTCCGAGGCTCGAGGAAAGAATCATTAACCAAAAAGATGATGTAAGCGACCACGAAAGAAGATTAAGAAGGTTAGAAGAGCAACAACAAAAGAATACAGTATATGTTGGCTGGGTTGAAAGAGTTGCTTGGGCGGTCATTGCTGCAGGTGTTGCAACTTTGGCTTTGTTATTTCCATCCTAGAATGAAATTGAAAATGAAGGTTTTACTCGAAAGATTTGCGTATCATCCTGAAGCCACCCTTGGCAAACTCACAATTGAGGATGAAGAATTTTATACAGCGGAACGCCCTTTTCGGGGGAATAAAAAAAATGTCAGCTGCATCCCTACAGGAACTTATACTTGTTCAAGATATATATCTAAGAAATTCGGAGAAACATTTATAGTGGATGATGTACCAAACAGAACTTATATTCTTTTTCATGTTGGCAACTTTCCAGAAACAGATAGTCAAGGCTGCATCCTAATCGGGGAAAAAATAATGGAGGGCAGACCCGCAATATCCATGAGCAAAAAAGCAATGCAAAGATTCCTAAGTACCTTGAAAGAGGAGGACAAATTTGAGTTCACCATTAAAGACAAGTTCCCCTTCGATTGGTCCTAATTTAGAAGCGAAGCCCTGCAGCAAATGCGGGAAAGAAAAAACCTTGGACCGCTTCGAGAAAAGCAAAGGATATACAAGTAATATTTGCCGTGACTGCCGTGCTTCGGGGAAAAGAAAAAAAATGTCCGAAAGCCCATATTCCTATATATCAAACCTATACAATCAACTATCAAACAAACGAAAGAAAACACATGGATTTACAATAACCAAGGAAGACTTATACAAGGTTTACGATAAGCAAAAAGGCTTATGCAAATACAGTGGTTTACCAATGACTTATATCAAAGACGGTACAGGCAGACACCTAACAAATATCAGTATTGACCGCATAGAAAATAAGGTTGGTTATCATGATGGAAATATAGCTTTGGTATGCTTGTCTTGTAACTTGATGAAGTACAACTTAGAACTGAATGATTTAATAGATTGGTGTAAACTTATTGCAGACAATTACAGGTGAAATATTATGATAAAAAATAAATCAGTGAAGCAAAGAAAAGAGGAATTTGTGCAGCATTTTATGGTGACAAAGAACGCTACAGAAGCAGCAAAAAGAGTTGGGTATTCTCCAAGGTCAGCATATTCGCAGGGTCACAGATTGATGAAGGATGATGAAGTTCAAGAAATGTTAGCAAAAGAGACTAAACAATCTAAGGAAAGAAACCTTAATGACCATGATGCAATCATTCAGCAACTTAAAGATGAAGCCCTTGGGAAAGTCAATGGACATACGTCAGGCTCAAGGGTAAAGGCTTTGGAGATTCTTATGAAGTTCTATGGAATGCTTGAGGAAAGCCAATCTATTGAGGTATCAATGAAAGAGAATTGGTTCGATACCCTAGACTTTATCAAGGAAGAGAATCACCTTTCTTAGGTGAGGCTTCTGCAAATGACCATATAGGTAAGTGACCACTATCAATGAAGAGCAGCAATCGTAAGGGGTCGGGGGCAGGGGCTCGACCACACCATACACATATATACACATACCCCATGTGGACATAAGGGGGGGTAGTAATTTTGCAAATTGATTCCGAAAAAAATAAAATAAAAAAAATTATAAATACCTTCAAGACGAATCTCAGTCTTTATTCGGAACATTGCTTAAAAATTATAGATAAACAGGGCAAATTGAAGCCTCTTGTTTTTAATGAAGCACAAAGATTATTAGATGAGCAGATAGAAATGCAATATTCTCATCAAAAGCGGGTCCGAATGCTCATCTTAAAGGCACGACAAACGGGTATTTCGACATATTGTCAGGCACGGGGTTTTTGGAAGACGGCAACCAATCAAAACCTAAATGCGGTAGTAGTATCGCACTTGAATGAATCTACTAAAGCTATCTTTAGCATGGTGCGTAATTACTACGATAATTTGCCACACCCCTTGGTGACCCCTGAACTCAAAGAATCGACTTCTAACTCTATGGCTTTTACACACGGGTCCCGTTGGAGGATTGCGACAGCTAGAACAGGCGAAGTTGGGAGGGGATGGACCACGAACTATTTACATGGGTCTGAGGTCGCTTTCTATCCTAATGCCGATATTATCCCGAGTTTGCTTCAGACGGTCCCCGAAATGGAGTCTGAAATATTATTAGAATCGACTGCGAATGGAGCAGGGGGCTGGTTCTATGATGCGTGTATGAGAGCTCTACGGGGTGAAGGTGAGTGGGATATATGTTTTATACCTTGGTTCATGATGCCCGAATACCAGCGTAAGACCGATAAATACTTTGAACTAGAACGAGAAGAAGAAGATGTGAAAGCTATGTATGAGCTTACGGATGAGCAAATACTCTATCGCAGATTAAAAATACAAGAACTAGGCTCGGAAGAACTATTCAGACAGGAATACCCGTCTACCCCGCAGGAAGCGTTTTTAACTACAGGTAGATTATTCGTAGAGCCGAAATACATAGACCAAGCTGCGTTAGAATGCTATACCCCGATTTCCCGCCTCGATGTGCGAGAGAACGATTTCGTAGAACACAAAAATGGGCTCCTAAAAATTTTCGAGAATCCAAGGGATTCTCTAAGATATTGTATTGGAGTAGATGTTGCGGAGGGGCTCGAGCACGGAGACTACAGCTGCATACAAGTTTTAGACCACTTCGGCAATCAGGTCGCCACATGGTCAGGTCATGTAGACCCGTTTGACCTCGCTCACATAGTTCTTAAAGTAGCAGTCTTTTATAACAAAGCTTGGACCTTGATAGAAAGAAACAATCACGGACTTACGACTATAAGAAAAATGCAAGAACTTAATTATCCAAACCTGTTTGTTGAACAAACCGTAGACGATGCGTATGTAGACAAGCTCACTAGACGAGCAGGTTTTTTAACAACAACCAAGACAAAGCCATTAATTATTGATAACTTAGTGCATCTATTACGACAAGGCGAATCTGGCATTGTGGATATGGAACTCATAAATGAGCTACGAACTTATGTCGTAGATGCTCGAGGAATAACAAATGCACAATCAGGATGTTTTGATGATAGAATAATGGCTTATAGCATTGCTTTGTTTGGCTTAAACAGTATGCCAAGAAAGCACAGAAAGACTTTCAAAAAAGAAAGAAAAGAATTTTTTTACTAAATGGCAGACGAAGAATTAAATCCAGAAGGCATAGCAATTGTCGAATCTGAAGAACAAGAAGACCTAATTACTCTTGGCAGTATGCTTCGAGCTAAGTTCGAGGAATATCGAGATGCTCGTAATGATGTCGAAAGCGATTGGATAGAAGATTTAAGAAGCTTCATGGGACAATACGACCCAGAAGTTTTAGCCAAGATAGAACAGAAAGGTGACAGGTCGCAAGTGTATGTAGGCTTGACTCGTACTAAAGTTTTAGCCGCATATTCTCGAATCACAGATTTATTATTTCAAGCAGGACAAAAGTTTTTTGCTATCGAAGAAACTCCTGTAGCCAAACAACCTCTTTTAGAAATGGAACTTGCCGAAAGAGCAGCACAAGAAATTATGGCTGTCTCACAACAGGTTACTACTGAAGAACTTGAGCCAATAATTGAAATGCGAATTGAAGAGCTCAAAAAAGAACTTGAGGAAGAAACTACTAGAAGAGTAGAAGCTATGTCAGAGCAGATTCAAGACCAAGCTGTAGAAAATAATCTCGAAGGTAAAATGAAAGAAGCCATTATGGAACAAGTTATTTTTGGTACAGGTGCAATGAAAGCAGGTACTTTAAAAATAAACAAAGACCATAAATGGGTAAAAAGCGAAAACGGCTATGCCGTTTTAATGGAAGAAGAACCTATGCCTGAGATGGAGGCAGTATCGGTTTTTGATTTATATCCAGACCCTTATGCAACTTCTGTTGAGGATATGCGTAATATTTTTAGAAGACATATTATTTCCAGACAAGAACTTGCAGACCTTAAAGACTTTCCTAATTTTGATATAGAAGCAATCAATGATTGTTTGTTTTATTACAGAGATGGTAATCATTACGAAGAGCAACACGAAAAGGACCGTAGGACTATAGCCAACATAAAAAGCTATGCAGATAAAACTTACAAGTTTGAGGTTTTAGAATTCTGGGGTTCTTTGAACGGGCACGATTTAGAAGAGCTTGGTATTGACTTTGACCCAGCTGATGACTTGTCTCAAGAGTATCAATGCAACATTTGGTTACTTGAAGATAAAATTATAAAAGCTCAATTGAATCCACTAGCAGGTGGACAGATACCATACTTCATATTTCCTTATGAAAAAAATCCGCATTCTTTCTGGGGTACAGGGGTACCTCGTATGATGCGTGATTCACAAAACACTATGAATGCAGCGACTAGAATCTTATTAGATAATGTGGCTCTTTCTTCTGGACCAATGGTAGAAGTAAATAATGATTTACTTGCTTCTGGTGAAGACCCTACAGAGATGTACCCTTGGCGAGTGTTTTTGCGAGAGGGGGGCGATGGGAACCAGCCTATGGTTAGATTCTATCAGCCACAATCAAATACTCCTTCTTTGCAATCTTTAATAGAATTATTTAGAAGATTTGCTGATGAAACTACAGCATTGCCTTCTTATACGCATGGACAGACACAAAGTTCTTTAAACAGAACAGCAACAGGTATTTCAATCTTGATGTCCAATGCAAACATAGTTTTGAAATCAGTAATTAAAAATATTGATGATTTCTTAACCAAGCCATTGATAAGGTCAATTTATGATTGGAATATGACTTGGAACGATGATGAAAGCATTAAATCAGATATGCGAATCATTGCCAGAGGGTCTACTGCTTTAATTCAAAAAGAAGTGCAATCGCAAAGATTGTTACAGTTCTTATCTCTTATCAACAATCCTATGGATGCACAGATGGTTAAGAGAGAGAATCTCTTAGTTGATATAGCTAAATCTTTAGATATAGACCCAGATGAAGTTATAAAATCACAACAGGAGCTAATGAATGAACAAGCACTACAACAAGCTATCGCCCAAAGCCTCCAAGGCGGTGAGGGAAATCAGGTCCAGAATGCCGAAGGAATGGTCGGACCTAATGCAAGAAATGGAACTAATCCGCCAAACGGAGAGGGACCAATTGGAAATAACGGAGAACTTCCGCTTTAGTCAAGGTCGTTGCGACATCTTAAAGTTTATAGTATCTTTAGACGAGATTGCTGATAAGGTAATCGACTCGTTAGGTACCCGAAAGGACACATCTAATATATATAAATAATTTTAATCGACACCCCAAATAGGACCGAGAAAAATGGCAAGAGAAAAAACTAAAGGCGAGGTAATCGCTGAAAGGCTTGAAAAAGAAGCTGAAGAGATGATACAGCAGGTGCAAGACTCTCAGACGGAATCCGATTCAGAAGCAAAGGGACTCGCTATCCCAGAAGCAGAAGAAGTTCAGGACACCCCAGAAGAAGTTGTTGAGGAAGCTGAAAACACACCCGAGGAATCTGCGGAGACTGTGGAGGCATCAAATCAGGAAGAAGAGATTCAGGAAGATGACACTAAGTCTGATAAAGGCTTATTGACCTCCGAACAATGGGAAGAAAGGTACAAAAACGCACAAGCGAAGATGACCAAAGAAACCCAGAGGGCGAAGGAGCTTGAAAGTAAAATAGTTGAAATGTCTAACAAGATAACAGCTATGGAAACTTTAAAGTCTGAGCCAAAGATAGAGGAAGCTAAAGAAGAAGTTAGCGTAGACTTGTCTGAGATAATCAAAGATTTCCCAGAGATAGTCAAACCACTTCAGAAATATGTTGATGCTAGATTTGCTCAAATGGACCAAAAAGTTTCACAAACTACTCAAGAGGTTCTTGCAGCTCGTAAGCAGGAGGAAGATAAGAAACATTTTGATGCAATAGCTAGTGCTCATCCAGATTATGCGACTGTCTCAGGTAGCTCTGATTTTAGAATTTGGCTTGAGAGACAGACAAAAATGTGGAAAGACGTTGCTGTTGATGGCGAAACTCAAGATGTTATAAGCCTGTTATCTAAATATAAAAAAGACTTAGGAATTGACTCCAATAATGTTTCTAAAGAAGACTTAGTAGAAAAGGCAAAACAGAATGTTGAACCTACACTCTCTAAAGCTAGGAAACAAAATATAGGTAGTAGTAAAAAGATTTGGTCTCGTTCTGAAATTGATAAGTTGTCTGACAAACAATACAAAAAGTTTGAAAAAGACATAGATAAAGCTTATACCGAGGGAAGAATTAAGCCATAACCTTTTACTACATAATTTAAAACTTTTTAAATATAAAGGTGAAATAAAATGGCAATTTCTTCAAGTAGTGGAAATTTTTCGTTTGCCGCAGGTGAACAACACTTTATTCCTGAAATATTTTCCAAAAAGCTTCAAGCTAAGTTTTATGCTAATACGGTTTTGGCGGAAGTCACTACTAACGAGTATGAAGGCGAGATTTCAGGGCAGGGCGACAAAGTAAACATTAGAGCCGTACCAGCTGTCACAGTGGCAGACTACACAGGTTCTTTAAGTTATGCTGATGTCACTTCATCAACCATTGAGTTAAATATCAACAAAGCTAAAAGCTATGCTTTTAAAGTTGATGATATTCTCAGACAACAAGCAGATATAGACTTCATGAATGCTGCTGCAGAAGATGCTGCACAAAACATGAAGATTGCTATTGAGACAGATGTATTTGCTAACGTAGGTGCAGGTTCCTCTTTAACAGATGTTAATAGTAGTGAAGCTGGAACTAACGCTGGTAACATCTTAGGGCATATCTTAACTGCTGGTAGAACGCTGGATGAAAACAATATTCCAGAAACCGAAAGGTTTATGATTATTGACCCAGCAACAGCTGCGATTATCAAAAACTCAGACCTTAAACAAGCATACCTAACAGGTGATGCTGAGTCACCAATTAGAAACGGTAACATTGGAATGATAGACAGATTTACTGTTTACGTTTCAAACAACTTACCTTCTAGTGGTTCTGTGACTACAGGTCTTTATGGTCATCCTAAAGCTGTAGCTTACGCTTCTCAAATGACTAACACTGAAACTGTAAGACTTGAGTCTTCATTCGGTGATGGTGTGAGAGGTTTAGCTGTATATGGTTACAAAGTAATCATCCCAACAGCTATTGGCGAAATTAAGTTAAATTCTTAATAATTAAGTGTGGGGAGCTTCGGCTCCCCCTCTTTTTAGGAGGTACTATGCCAAAAGGTAGTAAAAGAGAAGCCTTAGAAAGAAGGCTCAAATCCCAAGGTAAAAAGAAAGGTCTTAAAGGGGCAAAGCTCAACGCTTATATTTATGGAACCATGACAAAAGTTATGGGTCCGAAAGGTGCGAAGAAAGCCTCTAAAAGTGGTAAAATTAGAGCAAAGAAAAGAAAATGACATTAACAAAAGACAAAATAATTGAAGAGGCAAAAGAGAAATATAATGTCTCTTTAAATCCAAAAAACAAGTTGGCTGAATTAGAAGCACAACTCAGTGTTCTTAAAGAAAAAAATAAGCCATCTAAAAAAGAAAAGAAAGAAAAGAAAGTATCTAAAACTCCTCTTTTCTCAAGAGGTAGTTTTGGCAAAGTTGTTGTTTACAATCCAAATCATAGAGATGAATATTGGACTTTTCTCTATAGCGAAGATGATTTAACTGATGAGGAGAAAAAATCTTTAGGATTATAAAATGGCAACAATCAGGGTAATAGATTTAATAGATAAAGCAGAGGAGATTTTACAAGACACTACAAATGTAAAATGGTCTCAACAAAGTCTGTTAAATTATTTGAACGATGCTCAAAGAGAAATAGTTCTTATAAGACCTGATGCAAATCCTGTTAATGAGGCATTCACACTAGCACAAACTGCAAAACAAACTTTGCCGACTGCTGGATTGAGATTGTTGTCTCTTTACAAAAATGCTTCACCCACTTTAAAACCAATACAAAATATAGAAAAAAAAGTATTAGACGATACAGTTGCTGATTGGTATTCAACCACAGGAACACATGTTGAATATTATGTGTATGACCAAAGAGACCCAAAAAACTTTTATGTTTATCCTCATCCGTCAGGCGGAGGTCACACTGCTGACATAGTGTACAGCTCTGCTCCAACTAATATAACTATTGCAAACTTCTCTTCTACGACAACTGTTATAAGTCTTGATGATATTTATGCAAATGCTATCTTAGACTATATGTTGTATCGAGCTTATCAAAAAGACACAGAGTCAGCTTCTGACTTGAATAAATCAACTTTGTATTTACAAAGCTTTCAAAATTCAATGGGTATAAAAAGTCAGGCAGATACGGCTGCTTCACCTAGACCATCAACACCAACTGAGATGACATAAAATGGCTACGAAAAAAATACAAACATTAGTACCAAGAGTTAGAAAAGAAGCTCCTTCATGTCCAGAATCTTTAGCCGTTGATGAATTAAGAAATACATTAATAGAGTTTTGTATAAGTACAGATATTTATTTACAAGATTTGACTATGTTGCAAATAAATAAAAATGTTAATGAGTATTCGCATCTTGATTTAGAAATACCTGTTGGTACTGAACTTAATCATATAATAGACATCTTCAAAGAATTTTCTGACAGCACAGCTACACAGATTTCACAAAAAAGGTATACCAGAATACAACCAAAAGCACAGATAGGAGGTGTTTCTATTTTTGATTTTTATGGCAAAGGGCAAGTCAAATACTATACTCAAAAAGACCAAGAAACTATTTTGTTTGCACCAACTCCTACAGAGAATGAAAAACTCTACGTTTTATATTCTTTAAAACCAACTGCAACAGCTTCAAGCATTCCAACTATAATCGCAAATGAATATGCAGAAACTATAGTTCATGGTGCTTTATATCGCTTACAAATGATGAAAGATTGTCCTTGGACCGATATACAGGCAGCAGATTTGAACAAAAGAATGTATGATAAAGGCGAGGCACAAGCTGTCAGAAAAACTAAATACGGCAATGTTGGTGCCCCACTAACTATTAAATATCAGGAGTTTGTGTAATGGCTTACGCTTCTACAATTAGAGTAGTAAAAGGAGACACTCTTCCAGAACTTACTCTCAGTTTGAAAGACAGTAATTCAGCTGCTGCTGGACAAGTATTAGACCAAGAAAATTCAGATACATTTGCTCCTGTAGATGTTACAGGCGGCACGGTAAGAATAAGAATTAGACAAATAGGTGAAACTACAATATTAAAAACTATAGTTGCTACTATTACAAACGCAACTGCGGGAACAGTCACTATGACTTTCCCTTCAGATACTTTTCCTGATGCGGGGGCTTATGAAGCAGAAGTTGAATTTACTAAATCAAATGGTGATATTCAGACAGTAGTTGATTTAATAAAATTTAATGTGAGAGATGACTTTGACTAATGGCATTCAGGCTAAAAGTAGACTTTCAAAACCTTAAAAGTGTTTTATCATCTGTAAACCTTAAAGCTCCTTTATCCTTTGTAAGCTTAGAAATAACCGACATCTTACTTGATGCGGATAGTAAAAATTTATTTTTTACTGAAGGCAGACAAGGAGCAATCACAATAAACATAGCTGAATCAGCTGCTATAAGTTTTTCAACATCTGCAGCAGATAGTTTAGGTCTTACCGATGCACCAGCATTAGGTTTGAGCAGACCTGTAAGTGATGCTTTATCAGTTGCAGAAAATTTAACAAGAGTTGTATCTTATGAAAGAACTTTTACAGATGCTCCAACAATAAGTGAGTCTGCTGCTCTAGCATTTTCTACAGCACAAACCGATACAACAACTATTTTAGAAACAGAAGCAAAAGATGTGGGTAAAGCTGTAGATGATTCTACAACACCGCCTGTAACAAAAACTTATACTGTTACTGTTGCTTCTGCTACGAATTCTTATGGCACGGGTAATAAATATCATATTGATGGAGTATCTAGCCCAGCACTTATTTTAAATTCGGGAGTAACTTATATATTTGACCAATCAGATTCAAGCAACTCTGGACATCCATTAAGGTTTTCTACAACAGCAAATGGCACACATAATTCAGGTTCTGAATACACAACTAACGTAACAACAAATGGCACTGCAGGTTCTGCAGGTGCTTATACACAAATTGTTGTTTCAGATTCAACTCCAGATGTACATTACTACTGTACAAATCACAGCGGTATGGGAGCAGAAACATCTATACAAGATTCTGGAGATACAACCTTTACTGTCACTGTTGCTTCTGGAGTTAATAATTACGGCTCTGGAAATAAATATTATATTGATGGAATTGTTTCCCCATTAGTGCATTTGCTTTCTGGAAATACTTACACCTTTGATACCTCAGACTCAAGTAACGCAGGACATCCTTTTAGATTTAGTGAAACTGCAAATGGTTCTCATAACAGCGGCAGTCAATATACTTCTGGGGTTACTACAAACGGTACAGCTGGTTCGAGTGGTGCTTATACAAGAATACAAGTTACTGAAAACACTGCCACAACTTTACATTACTATTGTACTAATCATAGCGGCATGGGCGGGGAAGTAAATGCTTCTATTGCAACTGCTGGTGACTTAATAATGTCTGAATCTTTAGCAAGACAAGTAGCCTATCAAAGAGCTTTGTCTGATGCTTATACGTTGGATGATACAGCAAGTGCTAGTGATGAATTACAAACAGATATTAATATGCAGAAAGGAAATGTGTTTTCTGTTGTTGAAGTACATGCACTTGGGCTAGAAAGACCTGTTACGGATGCTCCTAGCCTTTCTGAGTCTTTACAAGCAATAATAGTATCAAAAGCCCTTGCAGATACTTTAACTATGTCAGAAGCTTCTCTAGTGGGTTCTGGAGCAATAATTTCAGATGCACCCTCTATTACAGAGGCAATTCAATCTCTAAGTTCTTCCAAATCACTTACCGAAAGTGCTACAATATCGGAATCGCTGAGTATTCTATTTGTATCTGGAGCTTCTAGTGTACTGAATACAGCAGCATTAAACACAAGCGTATTAAACTAACGGAGCAAACGCATGATAAATGATGGCTTAAATTTAAAAGGTAAATTAGCAATATCCTTAAACGGTCAGGTCGTAAGAGAAGTAGATAATATAGTTGTTACTGCAGGTAAAGGCTATGTTGCTTCTCGTATGAAAGATGCTACTGCTACAGCTATGTCTCACATGGCTATTGGTTCTGGTACTACTAACCCAGCTGCTGGTGATACTGCATTGGAAACAGAACTTGGAAGAGTTGCTCTTACAAGCACAGCTGTTTCTAGCAATGTTGTTACTTATACAGCTACTTTTGCAGCGGGGACAGGTACGGGAGCAGTTACAGAAGCAGGTATATTGAACGCATCTTCGGGTGGTACAATGCTTTGTCGTACAGAATTTTCTGTAGTAAACAAAGGTTCAGCAGACTCTATGACAATTACTTGGACAGTTACAGTCAGCTAATTTAGGAGGACTTAACTGTTATGGGACTTGTTTTTAAGAACAATGCCAAAACCACGCTATCTAGTGGGGTCAATAATTCTACGACCACAATTCCTGTAACGGAAGGAAGTGTATTTCCTGTAGCTGATGCAACAGCTGGTACCTTTTTTTTCGCTACCCTTGATGACGATACCAATAATGAAATAGTAAAAGTTACTGCTTCATCTGGTAGTGCAGGTAATCAAAATTTAACTGTAGTCAGAGCTCAAGAGGGAACTACTGCTAGAGCTTTTAGTTCAGGTGATAAAGTTGAACTTAGGCTGACAGCAGGAATGGTTGATACTTTCAATCTTTCTGGTAATGACATTACTTTGACAAGCGATAAAATGGGGTTTGGCGATGAAACTCCAGAAGTATCTCTTGATTTAGGTGCAAAAACAGATTCACTACATGTTCCTGTAGGTACAACCGCACAGAGACCAGCTTCTCCAGAAGCAGGTTATTTAAGATATAACTCAACAACGGGTAAGTTTGAAGGTTATACAAACGCTTGGGGTGACTTAGCAGACGGTTCAGATTTTCTTGTAACCAATACTTTTACAACTGCTAACAACACCACTACCACATTTACAATTTCAAATGCAGTACAAGACGAAAAACAATTATTAGTTTTTATAGACGGGGTATTCCAAGCACATAATTCTTACAGTGTCAGCGGGACCACTGTCACGCTAAGTACAGCTCCAGCATCTGGCAGAGAGGTAACAATATATTCTGCTCTAAGTAATTTACAAGGAGCAAACATGGTTATTGCAACCATGACGGGTGATAACAGTGATACTACTTTAGATTTAGGTGTAACTCCTATAAGTGAGAACAACGTACAAGTTTACTTTGATGGTGTTTATCAACACAAAAGTACCTTCAGTATTTCAGGGCAAATTTTAACTTTCTCTACTGCCCCGCCAACAGGTGTAGCAGTAGAAGCTATAACTCATACAGTTTTAGACATTAGTGCTGCGGCTTCTAGTGTTTTAATAGATGAGTTTACAGGCAACGGTTCAACTACCGCTTTTACTTTATCGGCAGCTCCAACCAACGAAAACAATACACAAGTGTATGTCGGTGGAGTCTACCAAGAAAAAGCTACTTATAGTGTTAGCGGGACCACTTTGACACTGACTGAAGCACCAGCAAACGGTGTCTCTATTGAGGTTATGTCAATTGCTGTAGGACAAATAAACTCTGCTATACAGCTATCAGATGCAGATGGCGATACTAAGGTACAAGTAGAAGAAAGTTCTGACGAAGATAAGATAAAATTTGATACAGCTGGTAGCGAAAGAATGATAATTACTAATGCAGGTAGCGTTGGGGTAGGTACTGCAACTCCTGACAGATTGTTTCATGTGTCTGGCTCCGCAACAAGCACAGTAGCTAAATTCTCTAACACAGGTAATGTTGTCTATGTAGAACTTAATGCAGCAGGACAAGCAGGTGCCGATGCAGGATATATAAAATACAACCATGTTAAAGAAATGTCTTTTTGGACAAGCGACACAGAAAGACTCATTATTGATTCTGCAGGGCATGTAACTAAACCTTTTCAACCAGCAGTCTTAGTAACAAAAAGCACTTCTCAACTTAATATAGCTGTTGGTTCAAATATGACTCATACATGGGATTCTGAAATATTTGATGTAAACGGTGATTTTGCTTCAAACACATTTACTGCTCCTGTAACAGGAAAATATTTAGTAAATTTGCAGATTAGGTGGCAAAACATACCTACAGATATACTTTATCTTCAAACTTATTTAGTAACTTCAAATGGTTTTAGATACATGGGATTATTTGGGTCTGGGTCAGATTTATTTAATTCTTCTGCTGATTATTATAGAGACGGACAATCTCTTATAATTGACATGGACGCAAACGATACTTTTTATGTAAGAAGTCATCAAAGTGGCGGAACTCAAGCAACGGATATAGGACAAGAATCATATTTAAGCGTAGCATTATTAAGTTAAAAAAGAGGTAAAATATATTATGGCAAAACTAACAATTACAATAGAGATAGACGATACCGACCAAACCATTTTAAAAAATGATTTGTTGGATATTAACGATTGGGCACAAGCAGCAATGACAGGAAAAATAAATAACTGTTGGAAGCGTATGCAGTCTCAATGGACTACTAAACTTATGAACGATGAATCTTTTACAGATTCTATTCCAAGTAATAAAGCTGACTTTGTAACCCTTGTCACAAGCAGAGAGGATTATCAAGACAGAGCAGCTAGAGACGAAACAGAGGAAACTCCCTAATGGCACTAACTAAAGTAGACCCAACTGTTGTAGACGACCAAGTATTTAGCGGTAGACGTTTAAATATTAATGGCGATATGCGAGTAAATCAAAGAGGTACAAAAACAAGTATGCAAAATGGTTATGGTGGTCCTGACCGTTGGACAATATTAACTAATTCATTAGGTGTTTATACACTATCGCAATCATCTAACTCTCCCAACAATTTTGCAAAAAGTTATCAGGTTTCTACAACTACAGCAAATGGGTCGCCTATATCTGGAGCCTTTGCAATTCTTTCCCACAAATTTGAAGGTACTGATTTACAATCTTTAAAATGGGGTACTGCTGATGCAGAGCAACTTACAGTTTCCTTTTGGGTTTATACTAATAAGACAGGCACTTACAATTTAGAACTGTATCAACTTGATAATTCAAGTAATCCTAGTGCTAATAAACAATATACAGTAAGTTCATCTAACACTTGGGAAAAAAAGGTAGTTACCTTTCCTTCAGGTAACAATGCAGAAATACCGCTTGATACTACTAATGCTTTGAATTTAAATTTTTGGTTAGGAGCAGGTACTACTTATACAGGTGGGTCTGCTAGTGATGGCAATTTTCATAGCACTAATGCAAATAGAGCCGCAGGTAACGTAAATATAGCAGACAGCACAGATAATGCTTTTAGAATAACAGGTGTGCAAGTAGAGACGGGCACTCAAGCCACTCCTTTTGAGTATAAAACTATGGCAGAAGAAGAAGAACTTTGCAAAAGATATTTTCAACATCACAATTTTCCTGACCAAGCAGGAGTTTTTAATGGTACTTTGTGGTCTAGTACCTCTGTGTACGGAGTTTATCATTTTTATCCTGTAATGAGAGTTACGCCTACAGCAACAATTTCTGGTGGAGGAACTTTTGATGTATATGCTCCTACAGGACAGACAGACCATAGCCCTACAAATGCTACTGCACAGCTTCTTAGCAAACAAGCTGTAGAAATTTATTTGTATAGAGCTGCAGGTTTAGGAACCCAAGGCGATGGTGTTTGGATAAGAAGTGATTCTGATGGCAGTGAGACAGCAACTTTTACTTTTGATGCAGAGTTTTGACATGAATGAATTAAATATTACTTCAGCAAAATACCTTAAAGATTTAATCTCAGGAAAAATTAACACTATAGAGATAGTAATAGATAAACAAACATATTTTGTTCCTAAAGAAGAAGGTAACAGACACTACGATGAAATCATGCGACAAGTTGATGCAGGTACCCTAACTATAGAGGAAGCAGACTAATGGCAAATACTAAAATACCCCCAGAGTTAGTAGACGACCGAGTATTTGGTCGTAGGAATTTGTTTATAAACGGAGATATGCAAGTTGCTCAAAGAGCTACATCAGCAACAGGTCAAACAGGCACAGGGTTTCATACAGTAGATAGATGGGAATTTGTTGCTAGTAGTGCGGGAACTTGGGATATTTCACAAAGCACAACTGTACCTGCAGGTGAAGGCTTTGCCTATTCACAAAAACTAGATTGCACATCAGCAGACTCTTCATTGGGTGCAGGAGATTATTTAATATGGCGACAAAAAATAGAAGGCATAAATTTACAACATCTTAAATATGGAACATCCTCTGCTGAAAAACTTACTTTGTCCTTTTGGGTTAGGTCAGCAAAAACAGGAACATACATAGTTGAGTTTTACAATAATAATTCAGCAGGAATAAAACTACAATCTCAAAGCTATACGATAAGTTCTGCCGATACTTGGGAAAAGAAAACAATAACTATAGATGGTGATACTGCACTAGCTTTTCAAAATACAACAGATGGTGAACTCTTAATGTATTGGTGGTTAGCAGCAGGTTCAAATTATTCTGGGGGCGGTTCTTTAAATAACTCTTGGAACTCAAGCGTAGCAAATAACACTAGAGCAGTAGGGGTAGTGAACTTAGCGGATAGCACATCAAACGATTGGTACATAACAGGGGTACAACTAGAAGTAGGCGACACTGCCACACCTTTTGAACATTTGACTCTTGATGAACAAAGCAGCTTATGTAAAAGGTATTATCAACAATATTCAGGTTTTCATGCTATGCCTATGTGGACTTATGGTAGAAATAATGGCTCTTTTCAATTTGTGTTAGAAAAAGAAATGCGTTCTCAACCATCTGCTAGTTATTCAGGCACTTTAGGCAGTTTAAATAATGCAAATTACTGTGGTATTTATGAAACAGATTGGGTAACTATCAGTAGTATTACTTTATCTCCTACAAGTCACGAAAGTGGTAATACTAAAATGATTAGAATTGACTCAGCACATCCAGCAAATACTTTTGCTTCTGCCAATGTTGCAGTTGGTTTTTATGCAGGAGATAATTTTTTCTTAATATTTGATGCGGAGTTATAGATGGAAGGAGTAATGAATATTACAGCAGCTAAATATTATAAATCTCCAAATATGATAGGAGATGCTACTACGATAAAGGCTACTATAGACGGACAAGAATTATCTGTACCAATGATAGAAAGCAACAGGCACTACAAAGCTATACTAGCTTGGGTAGAAGAAGGTAACAAAATAGAGGAGGCTGACTAATGGCAATAACTAAAGTATCTCCAAGCGTAGTCGAAAACCAAGTAGTAGGTCGTAAGAATCTTATAATAAATGGTGCTATGAGAGTTGCTCAAAGAAGCACAAGCTCAACGGGAAGTGGTGATTATGTATTAGATAGATTTTATCAAGACTATAATGGTGGTACCGTTACTTATGCACAATCTTCTTTAAGTAGTTCAGATACACCTTACTCACATGGATTTAGAAAGTCTATAAAACTTACTAATACCTCTACGGGTAGTGATGCTGCAAATAACTATGTAAGATTTCAACAAAGAATAGAAGCACAAAACCTATCTAATAGTGGCTGGAATTACACCTCAGACACCTCTTTTGTTACTTTAAGTTTTTGGGCAAAAAGTAGTTTAGCTGGAACATACACTATATCTTTGAAAAATATTGAAAGTAGTGCATCAGAAGATTATGCTTTTGAATTTACACTCACTGCAAATACTTGGAAAAAAGTTACCCATGCAATAAAAGGTAATTCTGAACTTGTTTTTGATAACGATTCGGGTGAGGGATTAAGAGTTGAGTGGTTTCCACATTTAGGCACAAACTATACAACTTCAAGTAAGACTTTAGAAACGTGGGGTGCTTACATATCTACAGCCCAAGGAAAAGATTATGGTCAAAATTGGTCGGCTACAGCTAGTGCAACTTTTGAAGTTACAGGAGTCCAGCTAGAAGTAGGAG